TCCGCAATTCGGGTTCATACATTGAAACCGTAAATAAGAATTTGGAATCAGGTACACTTTACTTCTCACAGGAGGTAGGTTGGACTTTTGGTAAGTTGAACCAAGATATGCGCAACGAGTTTTTGAATGTTGCTAAAGCTAAGATGATTGTGTTCGTACGCACCAATGATGACCAAATTTTGTTGGTAGGTACAACTGAAGGTTCGCAACTTACTGCAGGTACTGTTCAATCAGGACAGCAGAAAGCGGATTTGATGGGTTATCAGGTGACAACTACTGCAGAGAACCTAGAGCCTGCTGTACACCTTGAGCCTTTTACTTCAGTACCATTCGACAACTTCGCTGGTATTACTGTAAGCCCTGCTTACTAAGATAGTTTTCCGTTGTGTTCTTGTTGTATCGTAAAAGGGGCAGGTTTTAACTTGCCCCTTTTTAAATAAAGTAGCATGATATATTTACAGACTAACACACCAACACAGCAAGTGTTTTTGTCACTTGACGAAGCACGGCAATACTTTGCCACACCATTCACCAACTACCTGTTGGTTTTAACACACGAAGAAAACAGCACAACAGGCAATGAACTTGCACAGGTTGCCACCATCATTAACGAGAATACACGAATAACAGAACTTGAAATCACGACTGTTGGCCTTACCTTAGCGGGCAGGTACAGATATGAAGTATATGGACAGAATTCTAATAGCAATATTGACCCGGCAAGCGGTCTTGTTATTGGTTTGTGTCAGCGTGGATATGCTGTATTGAATCACAACACAACGTGGTTTGATGTGCCTGTTGTAACAATACCAAATGACATTATCTATGAGCCATAACGAATCGAATATAGTATCATTGAAGCTTAGCGAGTATGTTGCTAAGAGCGATGCCGAGAAAGTTGACCGCAAAGGTTGGGTAAACTACGGTGACCAAAACGACTTTCCACAATACCTGCGTGACCTTGCGCATGAATCACCTGTGCATGGTAGCTTAGTTGTTGCCATTGGTGATATGATAGCCGGGAAAGGTATCCAGTCCGAACAATATCAGGCAGAACTTGATGCACTCAACATCGATAGCTTGACGTATGCATGTGCGCATGACTTGAAGTTGTTTGGTGGTTTTTACATTGAAGTGATTTGGAGCAATGACCGCACGGTTATATCAAAGCTAAACGCGATACCATTTGAAGAGTGTCGCATTGCGGTGAATCAAGATGACGATAGTGAGATTGGTATATTTCACAGCTACGATTGGAGTAATACACGCAAGAAAAAGAACACTCCCGAGTTCATTCCCAAGTATAACTACTTAACACGTGAGCAGGAGCCACGCCAAATCTATTGGTGCTTTACTTACACAGGCAGTGACACCTACCCGCGCCCCGATTACTGGAGTGCTATTAACTACATTGAGTTAGATAAGCAGATAAGCATATTCCATATCAACCAAATATCAAACGGTTTATTCCCTTCTACCATTATCAACTTCTACAACGGCCAAGCAACGCCCGAACAGAAACAACAGATGATGATGGACTGGGAGAACAAGATGAGTGGTGCGCGTAATGCGGGCAAGGTTGTGATGTTCTTTAACGAGCGTGATCAACCTAAGACTGAAATCACACCATTTCCTGTAAACGATGCGGACAAGCAGTATCAATTAATGGATACTACCGCAACGCAAAAGATTATTACAGCACACCGTGTTACTACTCCGCTTCTTTTCGGTATTCGCGAAACAACAGGCTTTGGTAGTAACAAAGATGAAATGACTACGGGGCTTGAGATATTTAATAAACAAGTAATCGAGCCATATCAAGAGAAGATAAATAGCAGCATTGAGGAATTATTGAGTAATCAATTGCCCGGTGTGACGTTTGAGATAATACCTAACACTCCACTTGCTATTGAGCAGGCTGAGGCTGTTGTAGATGCTACAGGTGGAACGGCTGATGTTGCCGCAACTGCATTGAATGGTGCACAGATTAGTTCACTTGTTGACATCGTAATGCAAAGTGCTGCGGGTGCTGTGCCTGTGACAAGTGCTAAGGCGATTGTAAGTGCTGCATTCCCAACACTACCATCAACAACTGTAGATGCAATTTTTGCCGATGTGTTGCCAGGTAGTTTGCAACCAACCGAGGTTGTGCAATCGGCTTTTGAAAAAAAAAAAGTAGCTGCTGAAGATACTGCGGGTGATGCGCTAATAGCACTTGGTGAAGATTGGAAAGAAGAGTGGATATTGATAGACAGCTACAACGCAGATGAAGAGATTGAGCATGAGTTTGCGGTGCGTACGGGTGCGGCTCGACCAGCTGCAAAAAGTGAGCAAGATGCTGTTATTGATGGCAAGTACTTTATCACACGCTATCGCTACGCAGGTAGTTTTGGTCACGATAACATGCGCCCATTTTGCGCTAAGATGATGCAAGCGGACAAGTTATATCGTATGGAAGATATACAAGCAATGGAGAATGTTCCTGTTAATCCGGGTTGGGGGCCGAATGGTGATGATGTTTACGATATATGGCACTGGAAAGGCGGAGGCAACTGCAGGCATTTTTGGGAAAAGAGGGTGTTCGTAGATGCCAAGGGCGCGAAGATTAATCCTAACGACCCCGATGCAACACGTGTAGCTGTTGCAACTGCCGAGCGCATGGGCTATAAGGTACGAAATCCGAAGTATGTTGCACAGCTTCCTGAAGATATGCCACATCGTGGCTTCCTTCCAACAAATCCTATTTACGGTAACCAATAAATACAACTATGGCTGAAGTATTATTAATCTCTGAGAATTATATAAAGAAGTATAGCACGGTGAACGGTAGTGTTGACCCTAACTTACTTTACCCATCTATCTACCTTGCACAGGATAAATGGTTACTTCCCTTTTTGGGAACTGATTTGCTGAATAAGATTAAGGCCGATGTAGCGGCTAATACGATATCGGGCAACTATCAAGTATTGCTTGAAGATTACATTCAAAAAATGCTACTGTGGTGGGTTATGGTGGACGTAACGCCAAACCTTTGCTACCGTATGGACAATGGCACACTAGTGCAACGTCAGTCTGAGGACACCGTGCCAGTATCGGATGCGGTTATGAAGGACATGATAGATCGTGCAAGGCAAAACGCACAGCACTACACAACATTGCTAGTCGATTACTTGTGTGCTAACACTGCTTTATTTCCTGAATACAGCACAGCCCAATGGCCTGACCGTTCACCACGTACTGACGTGACCAACACACTGAACTATCAATTCAGCACCGGTAATACCTCGACTTCATTCCGCCCTACTTACTCACGTAACATCATTAATCGCATACCATGAGTGATAAAAAAACACTGAAGCAAGATTACACTGAGCGTTTACGCAAGTACGAGCGTGAACTATCACTAAAACTTAGAGCCAATGGCAGCAAAGAAGCAGACAAACGCACAACCAAATAAGGTTGATGTAAAAGGATTGCGCTACAAGCTGCAATTATTCGATGGCTTTTGGTCTATACCACTTGCCTTTTTACTATTTGCTGTATCGGGCACGCTATCGGTGGCCTACTTTGGTGATGCGCTTATAAGTACGGAATATATCCAGTATATGATTTTAGCTGCACTGGTAATGGTCTTTGCCAACTTCGTTGTTTTTTTGGGCATTAGATTCAATTTTCGAGCACTACAACGGGAGATATATAACAAGGAAGTTAAGTATGAAATAAACACCTATCTAACGACATGGCAAAAGGTTGTCTTGTACCTGCTCTTATATGCTTTCTACTTTGCTGCATACCTGTATATTTTACACATGCTGATGACGGTTACTGCGTAAGGGTAACGGCTTCATCATTCGTAGGTGTAAAGGAGAAAGGCGGCAACAATATGGGCTTTAACGATAAGGCTCTGCTCGTCCTTATGAAGCAAGAAGGTTGGAAGCCCGGCTATGCATGGTGTTCTTTCTTTGTCATGGCAATGCTTAACGAGTGTGGCATCCCGCACACAATTACAGGTTGGTCACCTACTGCGTACAATCGCAATGATGTAATCTTTACTGAAGGAAAGTTTGTGCAAGCATTCAGCGACAAGGATGCGCTCGTAATGACGTTAAGCTACAACAGCTTTCGTGGTAAAAGGTACAAGGGCATCGGGCACACGGGCATCGTGGACAAGGTAGGCAAGTATTCCGTACGCACCATTGAAGGTAACACCAATGAACAGGGCATGCGCGATAGCCGTACACGCGATGGTGTCTACTATAAGATTCGTCCACTAACTAAACAACTACACATAACGCGATGGGGAAAAAAACAAAGCTAGGCATTGGTCTAGGTATTACCATTCTTGCACTGGCTGTGATATTCAGCGTACGCACGTGCAATCGTCCAGTAACAAATCCTGCAGTAAAAAGGTTACAGGATGTCAATGATTCACTTTACCAAATCATTCAAGTAAACAACTCCAAAACGGATAGCCTATTTGCTAAGATTGATTCACTACAGGTGCATCAGGACACCATTATCCAACAGCAACAAATCACTAATGAAATCTACCGCAATGAAACTTACAACATTCTTTCTGCTACTCCTAGTGCTACCAATAACCAGTTCCGCACAACGCTCAAAAAATCGGACAGCCTACTCAAAGCAGGATTTTACACCCGAACTTACAACCTACGATCAGCAACTTTTCAGTCTCAACTACAATAGCATGTTGTACTGGTATAACACAGCGCAGGAAATAGACAGTTTATATCAGATGGAGCGGTTAAAGGTTACATACTACGCAAAGATTACAGGCATACAGGCGGCGAGTTATGAAACGCTAGCGGAAATCCATAAGAACAAGCAAAGCATAGACAAGGCCGTAGCTACTGAGAAAGACAATGAGATTAAAGAACTAAAGAAACGCAACAGGCGGTTAATAATTT